CCTCCATCATCTCAGCCGGAGAACAACATCGCAGTCCACTCCTATGACTCAGGTCTAACACCGTTAGACCCAACTCATTGTGTATGGGGCCATATGCCTTTTGTCTATGATAAGACATGTTGGTATAAGGACCCTACCTTTGGATGGCTATGCTTTTGTTGGTTTCCGAACTGGGAGTGATGGGGGAGAACTTTCTAGGGTAGCATCAGCCCCCCTAGCGGAAGTACCTTTTGGGTCCTTCCGTAAAGCGATGTGCAGGCTGGTTGCCTGCACGGAGCGTCGTTTTATGACAAATGGGTCAATCACTCGGAACGTAACGTCTCCGACGATTAACTATACGCAATACCACGACGGTTCAATCACAACACAGCCTCCTGGCTGGATTGGATCGAAATGGCAGAAAACTTGGTCAGGGAGTGATTATACTCCGATCAAGCCTGTTTATCGGAAGTACTACCTAACGCTTCCCAGCGGAAGGACAGTCTCTCATAAGCATCGTATAGATCAACCGACGAGACGGAAGACCGAAGATCATCCATATACCTGTTCCATTATCTCAGAAAATAATACATCACATACATTTAGCCAAACTTACTGGCAATTCATAGTCCCACCTCCTGTAGGTGGCACTTGGATTGAACATTGGGATTGGACGAAGTATTCTACTTCGAAAGATGCTTATGGTGTACCGACTTCGGTCGGTTCTGGGACGTGGAACTCCAATGACGATATAGCGCTACTCGGGAAGCTTAGGGAAGCTGTGGCGGGGTCAGACTTCAATGCAGGGGTGTTTCTCGGCGAAGGCCGCGAAGCACTCAGCATGATTTTCAACTCTGCTACAACCATCTATAAAGCTCTTCGAGCGGTGCGAAAATTCGATTTGGTTGGGGCCGCTAGAGTATTGAAGATAAGCAAACCTCGCCGCATCCACAAGACTGCGGCGGAGAACTGGCTTCAATTACAATACGGATGGATGCCGTTACTTAAGGATGCTGAGGGCGCGGCGCAATTTTTGGCCAAAGTCCTCGAATTCCCGATGGTACAGACCTACAAGGTTCGAAAGAGGAAACCCCAGGTAATTAGTTATGGCAATCCCAGTCTGACGCAACAATGGGCAACTGCGTTTACGCAGAAGCAAATCATTGCTCGTCTTACTGAGGTTGACGTTCCTCAGTTATCTGGCCTCTTAGACCCACTTAGTGTTGCTTGGGAACTTGTTCCTTTTAGCTTTGTTGCAGACTGGTTTATTCCGATCGGCAATTATCTAAGTGCCCGGGGACTCGCTCAGAGTCTTACGGGGTCATTTGTCACCACTAAGACGACGAAGTTTGCGCTTAGCTACGGCCCACTACCTAATCAATCTATATATCATATCCGAACTATGACCTACGGGTCAGCCGGATACTCGTATAGCAAGATAGACGTGGAACGTACGATAAGCACGACTTTGTCGGTACCGAAGCCAGGATTTAAAACCTTGGCTGACGTACCTTCGTGGAAACGAACTGCAAACGCGGTTTCTCTCTTAACGGTTCTCTTTTCAAAGAATCGCTAGAGGCTACCTTTTTCTAATTCCCTCAACTTAGAAAGGCATGTTAAAACATGTCTGCTATTGCAAATATCACCGTCTATGACGGTGCGGCCACGCCTGTCTCGCATACCCTCAATGCCATTTCTGTTGCCCGTGATGGGTCAGAAGTGACGGCGGAGTATCGAGAGATGCTGGCTTCGGTCCCTGCGTACGCACAAGTGCGTGCGACAGTGAAGATTTCGCTCTTGAAGAGCGGCGTCTATAAGACCGAGATCAGGACTGTCGTTCCAGTCATGGAAGCGATTCTGAACCAGAACGCTGCGGGTTACACCGCCGCGCCGAAAGTGGCCTACGAAGACACCATTTCCACGGTGTCCTTCTTTCACCCACGATCGACTGTTACAGATCGCCGACTGGCTCGGCAACTGCACATCAACATTCTTGGAAATATTTCTACGAGTGTTGCAGCAGTTACCACGGGACCTGCGCCTGAACTGATAGATCAACTGGTCGCCCCGACCTAAGTTGACCCGTCTGATCCCATAACTTTCCAATCAAGGAAGCCATATGCGTTTTACACGCTGGGACCAAACGACGGACACAGTTCAGTCGAATGAGGTTCTCTTTCTCCTTTCTCGTTGGCATCTCTCGCAGATTTGCGATGAGGATCAGGCTAGCCGTATCCGCGGATTCGTTGAATCCAAAGACATTGCTAGCTTGTGCCACTTTGATCTTTGCTATGACGGGCTTTCTCCCGGAGATGCGTACCACTTGCGTCAAGTACTTGCGTTTTTTAGTAAACGCAAAGACATCGACATAGGTGTAAACACTCGAGAGGTAGCCTGGAACAAGGCCAAAGAGGCCGAGTCTCTGTGCCGTCAGACGAATCAAATTTTCCGACAGTACTTTCAAGGGGGATTCTTTTTTCCCCTCGACGTTGAGTCCGTCCTTTTTCGGGCTCAGCGGAAAATTAGTACTATCCTTGGAGATTTGCCGACTTTGGCGGACCTTAAGTTGAGGTTCGGCCCGGGAGCGACAATCCAAGTCAAAAAGAAAGATGCCTCTGCAAGGCGTAAGCTTTCGCAGAGGTTTGCCTGTAGTGAAGATGCTTTGCGGTTCCTCCCGGAATTGCTAGCAGAGATGCCCCTGTGGTCTGGCTCTCCAGCCGATGACAGTACGACATCCGTTCCTGTCCAGATTGAAACTGGAAGGATCGACTTCGTCCCGAAAAGCGCTAAAACGGAACGAACGATAAGCGTCGAGCCAATGTTGAACACAATGGTTCAACTTGGTATCGGTGCTATCATCGAACAGCGTTTACGCGCAGAAGGTGTCGACATCAAAGACCAAACTCTTAATCAGAGGATGGCCCGCGAAGGTTCGATTACCGGGGCTTTAGCAACCCTGGACCTGAGTAGTGCC